CAAGGTAGTACTCCTTACCGCAAGACTCTCTGAAGTTACCACTCCAGAAAGACTTGTGTCGATTCACCTTGAGCCCGAAGAGCTCAAGATACTTGGACACGGAAGGTACGACATCCACAGGGACAATAATGTCATCCCCATAGATTCTCACCCACCCCACCAGTTGCTCAATCTGCGACTGGCGAGTCAAGCGGAGGTTCCACGCATCTTGAATTCCCATCAAGACAATGGTAAGAAAAACCATCGTCTCAACCGGAAACGTAAGTGCGCTCCCCATCGACGCGAAACGGTGGACACGAATCACTCCGTGCCCAGGTACGTCTGCTCGCGTGCTGCGCGATGCTTGAACCAGGTCGTTAAGATCTGGGTAGGCATCAAACAGCGCCATCACAAGCAGATTGGAAACCCGATCACTCGCCTCGCTCAAGTCGAGCGTAGCGAAGGTCCCATCTCTGGAACCTGCCAGTGCCAAAAGCTGGTTAGGCTCTTGGGGACCTGTCCCGATCAGGTCGACCAGATATCTCTGATCGATCTCATCTCGGATTGCGCGGAAAACTCCCTGCTGCATGAACTGCATGCAGGTGGGCTCCTCCGCAATGATCCGAGGGGTCTCCAACGTTTTAGGAACGGCAACCACCTTGACAGGTGATTCCCGCTCCGGGGACCTCAAATCCAGCCTACCATAAACCTCAGAGGAGTAACCCCTGAAGCTGGCATAGCGCCAATAAGGCGCCACATGCTCAAGACGCTCGGTCCACGACGGCATGGTATATTTCGCGTTAGCGATCAACCTGTCCGCCGTAGCACCAGCCCCATGAGCAGGGGCAAGGTCGAAGTTACGAACCCGAAGGTTCACCTCCGACATTGCAACTGAGAACAACACGTCCGCAACGCGCTTAAACTCCCAAAGGAGTTCAGGCTCGACTGCGGTCTCCCAGTCCCGGACTTGTGAATTCGATTGAACAAAGGCGTCGAACGCTGTTTGCGTCTTCACCGGACCACAATCTAGCTCAACTTTCTTGAACATCAGCGTAAGCTGACGAACAGATCGTATCGCTTCGATTGACGGACTGTCCAACAGAACCCCGCTAGCGCGGTCAAAAATGAGGTCGAAGAAGCCCCCTAGAAAAACCGGGGTCTTCTGCCTGCACCCAAAACTAGGGAACAGGTCAGGACTCGCCTCGCCAAGGTCAAGAGCTCTTTCGAGCCCCGAACCGAGACGTGGCAGGACAAGAGTAAAAAACTCGAATCCCTCATTCTCGAACCGAGTCGTGACGGTTATAATATCACGACTGGTGTTTGTCGAGCAGAAGGTTCCCACATCTTCGAGAACCTTGAGGAAGAGTGTTACAAGGCTTTTCATGTTCTCTCCGTTCACTACGGGGATGGGCATCCAAACCAGGGACACTCACAGTGGCAGTACATCGCCACTGCTTGACTCGCAAAACTCAGTAATAGGGGGGGCTTGCGCCCCCCCCACTACTCTCTACGGTCCTCTACCCTTGCGGGTAAGGGGAAGTCCCGAAAGGGACGAGGAACGCGGAATTCGAAGTCAGGACTCCAGCCCCAGAACCTTCTTCAGGTTCGCATTGGTGCTGGCAGTACCCCAACCGAAAACGCCGCTGATGAGCTCAAGGAGCTCAGCCTCCGTAAAGCCTACAGCAGGGCGGTCAATCGAGATGTTGATGACCGATCCGATCTCCGACTTAACATCGGTGAGCGGGTCAGTCGACACCTTCTTTCGACTACCCTTGATGAGGGAGCGCCGTCGACCGTTCTTCGCCTGGTGTGAAACCAGGAGAGAAACGGCGCCGTCCGCACTCGTGTACGTAGCCGCGGTGTTATCCGTGACGGTACGCGGGAGCGTGACAGCAGATCCGACGGTCATAGTCTGCGGGTCAGCGAGTGCCATTGGTCCTCTTCCAGATGTTGCGCTAGAAACAGCGCGATGACAGGGGCGAACAGACTAGCTAAGCTCTAGAAATACCGAGCGCCGCTAGAATTGCAAGACGGTAGGGGCCCCAAGCCCCACTGTCCTGTTCGTTCACGAAACCGTACGGATTAGCACGTATCCGCCTCTTAAATTCAGAGGAAACGGCCGTGCTCACATAGGACGCACCGGAAATAGGTGACGCCCCAGTGAACTGTACCTTAGCGACAGCCTGTCGTGAGACAGTCTCCATCGCATAGGCGTAGTTAATCACGTGGTTATCATCGTGGCCCACGGAGATAGCGGCGATGTTTTGCCGCACATCCAAGAACCAATCGATGAGCCAGGACCATGGCGTAATTTGCCATGCAGTTCGAGCCGACACCGATAGACCCAACAAGGCGTCCATCGATGCAAGGTACTTCTCAAGACGCCCAGAAAAACCGGGAATCTCAGGGAGCACATAGGAGAATGACCCAGAAAAGGTCACTCTTCTCGACTCGGACATGAACAACTGCTTCGTATGCGGAAGAATATTCGCTACAGTGCTATCCACCAGAGCATCAGTGATGTTGAATGGAGCACTGTCCTGCCACTGCACATCGCTGCGCAGAGGCCGACCCGCGAAGATCCGAGCGATACCAAGTTCTGAGGTATCGAATATCTCGGCCTTCGAAGTAACTGGGAGCGTCATCCGCCTCCGAATGAAACGACCCTCGTCTCGACGAATTTGATGTATCTTCATCGAAACGTCGCGGAGAGTTTCCGCGAGTGAGACAGCGTCGTCCCAAGTGGGCATCAATCCGAATACCACA